ACCTATTCCAATGGATTTAATAGCTTGTGATCTATTCATTTCTGAATGAGGTTGAGGAAAGCCGCCCGTAGCAGCTTGGCTCAATAGTGCGTTAGCAAAGAACAAAGCGCCCGCCTCAATATATTTAAAACCTATTGATCGCATTATAGACGCAAATCCTTTAATTATGGATTTTCCTATATCTTCGCCGCCGTGAAAAAACGTGTCTACCATCATAGCAAACCCCGTAGCGATTCCTTGCGCCCCATCTTGGAGCATTTCGCTAAACATGTCATTTTCTGATTTGTACCTATCCCTAACGTTAGCTATTGCTTTTATATTTTTCTCGCTGTTTGCTATAATAGCATCCGCTAAATATGGATTTGTTAATATTCCCCAAGGGTTAACGTTATCAGCGCCCTCTTTATCCATTGTCGGGGCTAGTGTGGTTATTCCGGGGTCCTTTGATTTAGATTTAGTCGGCGTATTCCCGCCGCTGCCTGTTCCAAACTGAAAAACCCCGTCTCCCGCCTGAGGTACTCCTTTCCCTAACGCATTAAATAAGTCATTTTGAGCCGCTTTTACTTCTTTATATTTAGATATTACATTATCCATAGCCGCTATTTCTTTACGACTATACCCCATAGCAAATAATCCTTTTTTTGAGTTTATAACATCATCATTTAATAAGTTTATTAAATCCGTTAATGACTGCACCGCACCCCTTAAAAATTTATTAAAGGCTTGCCCTTCATTTAATACAATACCCTCTAGCGCTGACCTAAACTCCGCAAAATCTGTTAACAAATTATCCTCCATGATAGAGGTCATTTTAGACATTTCTTTGTTATTGTCAGAAAATGCCGCAGTAAGATGTTGGACTTTGACTTCATTATCAGCTAATATAATCCCCGCCGCTCCTGCTCTTTTACCGAAAATCTCCGTAGCGGTACCTAGCTTATCTGTTGAGTTTCGGATTTTATCGAAAGCCTCATTTAATGTAAGCCCTGATTTGTTAGATTCTATTAAGATGGTTCTTAAATCCGTTCCAGCTTTAGACGCATCTATCCCGGCATCAACCAAAGCGCCTAAATATGCTGTGGTTTCCTCAACTGTTAATCCAAAGGCTTTAGCGTTAGCGCCGACATTGGCCATTGATACGCTAAATTTTTCCAGGTCTAAAGCAGACTTTGAAAAACTTTCTGCCATTGTGTTGGCAATCCTTCCAGCCTCTTTAGTCTCTAATCCAAAAGCGTTAATTACATTACCAACTACCTTCGCTGATTCGCCTAGCTCTGAATCTGCCACCGTTGCTAATTGCCTTGTGGCATCCGTTAGCTTGATTATATCATTGGCGCTAAATCCCAGGCGGCTGTATTCCTCCTGGAGTTTTCCTATTTCCGTGGCTGTGAATTTAGACCTAGCGCCTAGCTCTTTGGCGTTTCTGGTTAGCTCTTTCATTTCAAGAGCCGTAGCACCGGAAATCGCCGCCACTTTATCCATCTGAAATTCAAAATTAGCTAACGTACTTATCGCAAATTTACCCGCTTGAGCTAAAGCCGCACCGCCTAACATGGCGGCAAATTGGCCTTGTACCTGTTTAGATATTTTGGCGGTCGTAGTTTGAAAACCGCGTAGATGTCTTTTAGACTGATTTAATTTTTTACTTAAATCCCTATTATCTGCTACTAACCTTGCTACTAATTTAGCCTCTAACGCCATATCTTTTTACAGAGCGCTCCCACGCCTTTTTAATCATTAATAGTTTTATTCGGTTGTACGTTTTTAAAGCGCCTCGCCCTTCTTTATAAAAAGCCTCCTTTATAAAATCACCTTTACCCTCTGTAGTTCCTGTGTTATGTCTTTTACGGCTGCTACTACTCTTTGCGGTCCATTGTCGCCCTTGTGCCATTAACCTAGCCCATCCAAAAGCGCTAAAACCTTTTCTTTGCTTTAATCCTTTAACTGGTATATCAATGACGTTTTTAATTTGAACATTTACGCCACCTCTATACCGGACCCGCCGCACGTTTTCAGCCAATAATCTTAATTTACTAAAGCCGTCTTTTTCTGTGCCTCGCATCCATGATTTTAGATAGCCCCTAGCTTTAGTTTCTATCGACTTCATGGCTTTATGTTGCGCCGCTAATTCGCCTTTTTCTTTTATCTCTCTAGGCACATTATCAAGTATTTTATAAAACTCGTTTATCCCTTCAAATTTTATGCCTTGATTTTTCGCCATTTTATACGCTTTTTTTCCTCTTGTTTATCCGTTGGTATGTGGACGTCCTTATAATTTATTCCTTTACTTCCATTTATTGAAACTAAGCTATAATATGAAATAGTCCTTATTTTCTCCCATTCCTGCTGTTGTTTCAATTCATAACCTTCACAAGCTAACTTATAATCGTAAATAGTCCATGTTAAAAGATCGGATAAGGAAACCCCCAAAACGCCAATAGCGACCTTAACCATTTCGTCCAAAGGATCAACGCCTGGGGGTTCACTTACTTTTTTCCATCTTCATCCTCCGTAGAAAGGTTGCACCAATAAGCAAAAGACTCCCATACTACCTTAGTATCTTTTAAGGATAGTTCTTTTTCTATTTCCTCTCTAATTGGTGCCTCGTTAGCTTTCGCATACTTCCCATGCTTTAAACCAACATAAGCCAAAGCCCCGAAGTTGTCGGGGTCTAATATTTGCTCATTTGTTAGTTCAAAAGGACTAACCCCGGTTAACTCTTTAAATTCCCGTAGGGCTGCTATGTTATATTTAAGGTCGCTTTTTTCCATCTTATTACGCTTCAGTAGTTTGTGTTACATCACCTGTTACTTCTATCGTGAACGTGTACCTCATCGCATCGTCTAGCGCTCCGTTATAGTCTACGCTAGTTACAAAGCCGCTACCGCTTAAAGATAGATCACCTGTTACGTCGGTTGATATTTCCCAGGCTATCGCCGCCTGGCCTTGAAAGCTCGTTAGTATCTCTGTAAAGCCGTTACTAGCTGCATAATCCACAAAAGCATTAGCTGTGATAGTATAACTTTCCGTGCCTACCAATAGATCCCGCACGTAGCTAGAATCTTTTGAAGTAATATCAATAGTAGTTTTAGAAGATGATAAACTAACGTCTACTAGATCTTCTATTGCCGCTGCCGCTGTTAGCAGTTTTAATGTAGTTGCTGATTTTATCGCCATGATTTTATTTAATTAATTGTTATGTCTAAACCTGATTTATCTATTTTTTCTTTTAATTGGCTAGCGTCTGTTTTTTTGCCGCCGTACGCTTTTGCGTACTTGTCTTTAATTACTTTTTTTGCAAATTCTTTTGATAGGCTGATTACTTTTCCTTTTGGAAACGTCCGCCCGTATTCGTCTGTGTATTCTTTTGTAAACTCTACTCTCATTTCTTTATCTATTTATCCAAACATCATAAAGCTGTTCTATCATATAGGCTCTTTTGTTTCCGCTATTTTCTATACTTTCCGTTTGCTCATTCTGAAAATATACCTCTTTTACGCCTTGATCCTGGTAAAAGTCCAAAGACGTTCTAACCGTGTCCGCTAGCGTCTTAGCGCCTACAATGCCGGATCCTGTGATAAGCCTATCACCAAAGGTTAAAACCCTGCATTGAACCCTGTCAAAGCTACTAGCGCCATTGTGGGTATTATGTGGCTCTGTCGCATCCTGCATAATAACGATATATGGCCTATCCTGACCATCAGCGGCTAGCTCATAAAAAATAGGGTCGGTGATTCCGTCCGCTACTAATTTGTTATATATGATTTCGTGACCGCCCGCCATTTTAACTATCGCTTCTTTCTATACCTTCAATTACTGTGATCCATTTGGACCCTTTCCACGGTGTAACCCGTGTTACATAATACCAGTCGGTTTCTCCGACCTCTCTGAATCTTACTTTGTCCGGGTCAAAGCTGCGCCCTGACTCCATTATTTTGTATCTTCTACGCTCTACATTCAAAGGCTGGCCGCCCTCTTCTTTATCATTGCCGCCCGCAAATATAAGCTGCGCCATAACGTTATTTTCAGCGCTAGCCCATGTTTCTGTGACATCACCGGCGATAACTTCCGTTTTGCTCTGTATTTCTAGCGCTCTATCGTAGGAATATGGATCTGCGATCTGCATTTTTATACCAGGCTAATGATGAGTGTCTATTCAATTCTATGATATGGTTTAAAGGCTTTGATACGTCCATATTATAGTACAGCTTTGAAAGTTGCAACATAGTTGCAGTTTCGGCCCATGAGGTTTCAGCGCTCTTTGTGGCTCCATATCCTGCCACATAAACTACTTCTACTACGTTATTTTCCGCCGTGGCCACATCGCTAGGCCAATCAGAAACAGGCACTATACGCCCGTCATCGTAGCCCGTTGTAACCGTGAAGTCTGTATCTTCTGCCATCGTGATTTCATCGCCGCTAGTATTGGTATATTTTAAGCTCGTTACGCTCTGAATACGGCCCTTTGGCAAATAGATAACGCCTGGAAAATAATCTAATTTCAAAGTAAAGGTTTGATTTAGTATAGCTCTATTTGTTTCCGCTTCTACTAACTGCCTGGCCGCATCTAATAGCGTAGTTACGTTGTTGTCATCGTAAGTAGATGAAATACGTAAATGCTGTTTAGCGTCCGCAAGGGTCACTAAATCAGTAGTTGTATAATCGGTAGTTAATACTAAATTCATTTTTTACTTATTTGCTTTTTTTGGGTCTGCCTCTTTTCGGCTTTTCCTCCCTTGTTTCTCTTGCTTCAAACGGCTTTCTTACTTCTAGCTCTTTTACGCCGGCGGCTTTTAATCTTTCGATCATTTCTAGCTTTCCGCCTTTGTTGCTTAATCCGTTTTTCTCGCAAATTATTTTAAGTTCTACATTTGTCTTTTCTTCCATAATAAATGGACGGGGCTACTAACCCCGCCCGTTTAATTTCTCAATTAAGCCACTAAAGAAGTACCTTTTACCAAGTCCGCCGCTCTAACTACTCCCCATTCTACATATCTATGTAATACAATATGTACCTCGTCGTTTTTCAAACCGCTAATGGTATCTCTAGTGATCGAAAGACCGCCAAACCATCCTAATTTAATTTGGCTCATATCACCAAACAAGAAATCTCCGCTAGTTCCAGCTGATTTAGTAGCCGAAGTAGTGAATATAGTAGGATACCCGTTAACGTTGCTCATTCCCTGCGTAGGGATAACGCCGCCACCGAATGAAGGAATAACCGCACTTACTTGCGCTGATCTTTTAAGGTCTGCCATCAAGTTAGTAGCCGCCACATAACACAAGTTACCTTGCAATCCTTCCGCATCTGCTAACGTCTGCTCTGCTAGTGCAAAATCCTCTAGGATAGTGGTATTAGCTGAGAAAGTAGCTGTTTCGGTGAAAGTTCCGATACCTGATTTAGCAGGAATAGAGCCAGGTGCGTTAGTTACGTTTGCAGTTGCAAACATAGCATCGCTAATCAAATTAGCAGTTGATCTACCTAGATCCTTAAATACCGACAAATAAGCCGCTTCTCCATTCTGCAATAAAATACGATTAGAAAGAGGCACATAACCAGTAACTCTAAATGGAGTTAGTGTATCGCTTGTAAACTGCGCTCCAATATCGCTAGCCGCTGAGTTTTCAGCACTCGCCCAGGCTACGTTTTGTGCTCCTACCGCTGGGATTTTGTAATCCGCTGTAAGACCCATTAGCTGATCTACGCCCGCTTTTTCATATACCGCTGACTCTCTCAATTGATCAACATACGCCCCTACTACCGTAGGCTTGATTGCTGAGTTAGTCTGGTCAACCGTTGCCCGTTTTTCGTAAACCGCTTCAATCATAGAAGATGGAATATTAACGGATCCGTCTCGGAAAGATCCACCAAAAGTGGCGGCCTCTTTTCTAGCTTCTTGGTCCATTTCAGCTAAAGCGCCCTGCAAACTTCTACCCTCTAAAAGCCCCCCGACTATATCTTTAGCGGATAGCTTGGCGTCCACTTTTCGCATTTCCTCTTTTTCTGGCTCTGCGGTCCATGTAGAAGCTGTAGCGTTAGCCACTTTTCTAGCATATTTGTCCTGCTCGACTGCCGCTTTTCTTAGCTCGTCCGCATCTTTTGCGTCCTGTAATTCTGCGTTTAAATCGGCAATACTATTTTTAAGATCGTTAAACTCGGTTTTTTCTTCCGGAGTTCTCGATCTGCTTTCATTCTCGCATTTTTCATCTATAGCGAGTAGGGCTTTGCGCTTTTCAGCGATTTGCTCCTGTATTTGTTTTACTCTACTCATAATTGTTTAAATCTAATTTACGTAATACTTTATCCCTTTCTATTCTGTCGGCTTCCAGGATTGCCGTTTTACTTTCCTCAATTTTATTTAGCGACCTCATAGCTACCGTGGTGTCATTGTAGGCCGGATATGTAACCGGACTTACATCAAATAACCTTTCGACCTTGTTAATCGTCCGATATGTCGTATCGCCTTTGCGCTCCCAGTTATCGCCATCTTTTGCAATGACAAAGCCGAAACTAGACTGCGTTATATCGCCTCGCTTCATGCTTTCTAGTAGGTCATTAGCGTAGCTGGTTTTTGGGCTGTCGTACTCGTACCAAAGGCCTTTATCATCGGTGCCAATTCTTAGCGTTCCGCTAGTGGTCCGCCCTAAAATATAACGGCTCTCGTGGTCGATCAGCGCCCGGACGTCATCAAACAGCACATCCTTAAACGCTTCCTCGTCTATCAATTCGATAAAGCCGCCTAGGTCGTTAGACTCGCTGTTAAATACAGCGGCATAACCCCTAACTACCGGCGCCTCTCCATCGTTTCGTATCTCTATTTTTGTGTTATATACTCTTTTCTCTTTTTCCATATCATGTAAAATCTGCTCCATTCGCTATTAAGCGCATGAAAAATCTACAAAAAACCTGTGTATTATTAGTATTAGTGCTAGCGTTAACATAAAGCGTGTTTTTCTCAGCCGTTGGATTAGCAAAAGGAAATTCAAACGTTAAACTATTCCCACTTGATGCATCTTCTACCGCCGTAGATACTCTGTACCGTGTATTGCTTAGATTATTATAACTATAAACCTCGTACTCAATCAGCTGCACACTTCCGCCGCTAGTCTTTCCACCATTTACATAAATGCCCTGTAAATATCCCGTATATCCTGCGGGTATTGTATAAACGGCCTGTTGTGTTATTGATTCATCTGGCGGTATTGTCGCTAATACTACGCCGCTAGTGCTTTGCGTCACCGTAATAGTACCCTCATTTTTAAGACCTGACCCGCTAAAAGCTACTGCCAATCGGTTGATATATCTATAGCTTAAACTTGAGGTTACCGGCGTAGTACCGCTTAAAGCTATAGTTAGTTCAGAAACAGCTATATAATCAGCGTCTAAACCAAAAATAGCTAGCAAATTAGCGCCCGTGCCGCCGTTTGTGTCGTTTGTAGAACTAGAAACTATTGATACGGTTTCCGCTCCCGTGGTCGGCTGCCATTGTCCGCCCTGCGCCCATATAGTTTCCTCTGCGTTTGAATCAATATCTTTATTATAACCAAATTTCACTACGTTCTGAAAGCGCCTATCGACCAGGACGCCCGAATTATTAACGTGGCTCGCTAGTATATTAAAATCAGACCACTTGTGTATGTCATCTTTTGAAACTTTAGGAATCGCCATTTGGTGCCTCCTTTCCTTTCTCGATCATAGCGCCCTGCATGTAGTATTTTTCACCTAGTCCGTTAGGCTGCTTTGGCATGTTTTCTTTGGCTAAAATATCGTCGGCATTAAATACGCCATCTAGTAGCCTATCATTGTATACCTTATATCTGGTTTCCATATCACCACGTAAAAAACGCTCGCTGTTATGCCATGAGTAATACGGGTTTTCAATGTTCTTTTTGTTCTGCTCGCTGAATAGCTTACAATTTACCTCGTCCTCAATCATGGTAAAATGAGGCATTAGGGTAAATTTCACATGATTAATGGCTTGCTGCTCTGCGTTCGCTTTTATACCCTCGTCGAAATTAGACACCATTGTGGGCTGAACCCGGAACATTCCGTAAATTTCTATATTGGTCCTAATGGTACTCTCGATAAATTGGACCTGATCAGCGGATAGGCTCAA